ATCATTGCTGCGCGTACTGCTGCTGGTGCAACTGCACTGGCTGCTTCTGACGTAATGGAAATTATCCCTATCCCCGCTGGCACTATTGTGTCTAACGTGGGTATGGTGGTTACCACTGCGGCTGGCGTGACTAGCACCATCTCTATCGGTGACGGCACTGCCGCCGCTGGTTATTTGGCTGCTACTTCAGCGAACGCAACTGGTACTTCCGGTGGTGTTCCTGTGTTGGCGTCTGGTGCATTTGCTCCCACTTTAAGTGGTGGTAAGGTGTACGCTGCTGCTGATACTATCGACATCACGCTTGGTACTGCTGTACCAGCCGCTGCTGTTGTACGTGTCTTCGCAATGTTGACAGACATCAACTAATAGTAAGTAAGGACGGGGGCTTCGGCCCCCTCCTTTTAGGAGAATAATATGGCAAACGTAACAACTGTACATAGAGATACAACGGGTACTGTTGTCACCGGACGGTATCAGATGCGTGGGCATCAGACCGTAGGTGGCGGTACTGCTGGCGATGTTATTTATCGAGACGGCGGCGCATCTGGCACGGTTAAATTCCAATTCAACGTTGGTGGTGGCACGCATCCTGTTGGGTTGACGTTCCCTGATGACGGCATTTTATTTTTGACTGATGTCCATGTCACGTTGCCTACCAGTGCTAAAACTACAGCAATTCTTGAGAAAGTGTAATCATGGCTACCAAAGACTCAAGGCTAGAGCGAGCAGGAGTGTCAGGCTACAACCAGCCTAAGCGCACCCCTAACCACCCTACCAAAAGTCATGTAGTTGTGGCAAAGTCTGGTACTGAGGTGAAGACAATTCGTTTTGGGCAGCAAGGCGTAAAAGGTGCAGGAGCAAATCCTACAACAGCATCTGAAAAAGCCCGTAAGAAAAGTTTTGAAGCTCGTCATGCAAAGAACATCGCCAAAGGCAAAATGTCTGCGGCTTACTGGGCGGATAAGGTGAAATGGTGAAACAAGTTTGGGACAAGCCAAGACCCAAAGGACTCGGTAAATCGAAGCCTTTGACGCCTGAGCAGAAAGCAAAGGCAAAAGCAGCAGCTAAAAAAGCTGGGCGTAAATACCCCAACTTGATTGATAATATGAACGTAGCAAAAAAATAGGAGTATCGTATGGCACGCTTTTTACGAAACAAGCAAGACGGTTTTATTTACGACTATACTGAACTACTAGCTGAAAACCCACTGGTTGAGGAAGTAACTGAGGAAGAAGCATTTCCTGAAAAATTTATTCCAAAGAAACAAACTGGTCGTAAAACTGGTTTAAAGTTAGAGACTCCAGCAGAAGAAATTCCGGTTGAGCCTCCTATTGAGAACGCCGAACTTAACGCAGATGCATCTAAGGGATTACCCGAATGATACTCAATGATGTAGTTACAGAGGCTCGCCGTCTTATACAAGACATTAGTGCACCGCAGCGATATAGTGATGCGGTGCTATTAGGCTTTGCTAATCAGGCGCTTAAGCGCATGGCAGTGCTTCGCCCCGACCTCTTTGCCTACATCGGAGAGATTCCTTGTACGGCTGGGACTGTTATTCAGTCGCCGCCGTCTGACTCTATTCGTATTATTGAGATTTTCCAAGTTAAAGACGGCGCAGGTGTCACTGAAGTTGACCGCACTATTCTTGACCAGACCCTCCCTAGCTGGATGAATGACACGGCTGCAACCACTGTTAACTGGATGCGGCACGTACGTAACCCAAACAAGTTTTTTATATACCCTAAAGCTCCTGCGTCGTTGATTCTTATTGGGGAATATGCGCAGACTCCTCCTAATTACACCGGGTCGCAAACTGTAGCTTTGCTACCTGATGCTTTCTTCCCTGTCGTAGTTGACGGAACTGTGTTCCTAGCTGAGTCGGTTGACAATGAGCATGTAAACTCTAACCGTGCACAGTTGTTCCAGCAGGCGTTTACCCAAGCATTGGGCGTAAGCGCACAGGCAAGAACCTTGACTGATACAGAAGAAGCGGGTTTACCTAACGAAGCGGTGGTCGCATCATGAGTACTCGCACATTTCTTTCTTTGGCTAACCGCCTTGCACCTAGCGTGCCGGGCTGTCCTCAGCCAATCTTAGAGCAATATATTCGTGATGCGGCAATCGAGTGTTGCGAAAAGACGCTTGCATGGCGCTATGAGCAGCCTTCAATTCGTCTAACACCGGGGGTGTATGAGTACCCCTACAACAACCCATTGCAGACAGAAGTCCATGCTTTTCTGACTGCCGCTGTTAATGGCGCACCTCTTACGCCTTTAACGCTTGAGAAACTGTATATGCACTACCCCAACTGGCCTGATTTAGACCCAGACCAGAGGGCTGACCCTAGGTATATTTGTCAACTAGACCCTGATAATTTTGTACTTGCTCCACTACCTGATGCTTCTGTAGCCTATGACCTTAAGATGATTGCTGTCTTAAAGCCGCTACGCACAGCTACCGGCATGGACAAGTCAATTATGGATGACCTAGAGAATACGATTATGCATGGTGCGTTGCAGCATTTATTGGTTATGCCGAACAAAAATTGGAGTGACCGTGAATTGGCAACGTATCATGCTAAGCAATATATTTCTAAAATAACCGAGCGCAGAGCAAGGGCTAATCTAGGTGCAGCACGTGCCTCGATGAGTGTCCAAATGCGCCCTTTTGCGTGAGGTTACTATGGCTGTCGATGTCATTCGTTTAGTAGAAGGTGATGAGAGACCAGTCATTGTTCTCACGTTGACCGACGATAATACAGGGTCGCCAATTGACTTATCTTTGTCCACCACGGTGGTAACTATCAAGTTTCGTGAGGCTGGTACAACTACGCTGTTGTCAACGATTAGCACTTCAAAATTAAGTGGTGGTACAACAGGGCAGGTACAGTTTGACTTTACAGGCGGTGTACTTAATGTAGACCCCGGCATGTACGAAGGTGAAATTGTTATTAACTTTAACGGGCAAGTCCAGACTGTGTATGACACCCTACGCTTTACGGTTAGAGAGAACTTCTAATGGCTAATATCCGTGCCTCCTATGTTGTTTCGCAAGTACTGTTGGCGACCACTACCTCAGTGGTTATCAATATTGCTGCGATTGGCGGAGCCACGGCTACAGCACATGCAACACCCGTAATCAAAGCGTCAGCGTTTGTTGTACCTACCACTACACTGGAGAATGAAATTGTCCAGATGTCGGACTTCCGTGCGCTTGATATTGGGCAAATATCTATTGACGTAGCCACGGCTACGGATGACGTAGCTATCTCATTCGATACCTCGTTCACAGACTCTGTGACGATGACGGATGCAGTCAATCGTATGTTCTATGGCAACATAGACTTTGACCCCACCGACCCAGACGCTGACCCAGACCCAATTAATGTTGCAGACGCAGATGAAAAAGAAATAGGGAAAACCCTTACAGATACAGCTACAGCAACGGATAGTCCAGCTAAAACTCCCGGCAAGGTGGTAACTGACTCAGTTACTTCTGCTGATACAGTCAACACCAAACATGTTGGCAAGTCATTGGCTGATGCTACTACAGCAGCAGACAACATCAACACATTCAACACAGGCAAAGTTCTTGTTGATAGTGCGACGGCTACAGACGCAGCGGCTAAAGACTTCACACGCCCAAATGTTGTTGATTCGGTAACTACAGCAGATGATTCTTCACGCCAGCCTGAGTTGGGTAAGACCGAGACAGTAACTGCTTCCGATACGCTGAACAACTTCAACATAGGGGTAAACCCTAGTGATGCGGCAACAGCGACGGATGCGGTCAACAAGTTTGATGTCACGACTGTGCTTGCAGACTCTGTGTCGATGACGGATTTTATTGCCAAGACCCCGGGGTACAACTTCGACTTTGACGTAGTTGACGCTGATGCTGACCCAGACCCAGTAACTATGGCTGATGTCATGGCGAAGGAGTTCACCCGTCCTAACATTACAGACGCTGCATCTATTGCAGACAGTCCTGCCTTACAGGTAGAAACCCCAAGAACCGATACTGTTACGGCTACGGATTCTGATGCGAAGTCTTTTGATACCGCACGTACTGAGTCTGTATCCGCAACAGATGAGGCTGCTATTAGCACAACAAAGGTTCTGACTGACGCTACTACCGGGGCTACAGACGCACTGGTGGTTGAAGTAGGTAGTGTTTTGGCTGATGCTGTTACTGGTACAGATGCAATCAATACTTTCTCTGTTAGTCAAGTTTTGGCGGATACAGCATCTGTTACTGATAGTCTAATTACTACCCTTATACTTGGGCAGTCTACACCGCTCTATGACTTCGCATTTATGTCGGATGACAAGTTTACGTACTTCGCAGTGCCGGGTACGATTAACAGTCATCTAATCCACCAACCTGTCGTTAACGGTGAATTTGTACTGACAACTGACCCCAATGCTGGTATCGTATATACCATCCGCACGGAGTCGTACAGTTACATGTTTGCTGGTTACGGCTTGAACGAAAACCAACTTAACTAAGGAGTAATCATGCTTCACGATACCATTAAAATGACTGGCGACCTGAAGATTGTTCTAACAGACGAAAACGGTCAAATTAAACATGAGCAAGAAATTAAAAACCTAGTCGTCACGACTGGTAAGAATTTTATTGCATCCCGCATGAAGGATGCTACAGCAACAGCTATGACCCACATGGCTATTGGTTCTGGTACTACGGCTGCTGCCGCAGGCGACACTACGCTTGGCACTGAACTTGGTCGTGTTGCATTGACCTCAACTACTGTTACTACCAACAACGTGGCATATGTTGCTACGTTCCCTGCCGGTACTGGTACTGGTGCAGTAACTGAAGCAGGTTTGTTTAATGCTTCTTCTGCTGGTACGTTGCTTTGCCGTACAGTGTTCTCAGTCATCAACAAGGGCGCAGCAGATACGCTCGGCATTACTTGGACTGTGACTGTTAACTAAGGAGTCTGGGAATGGGTATCAAACTCACAAACAATGCTTTTGCTACGCTTGCGGCGGGTATCAACTCGTCTGCAACAAGCATTACGTTGACAACGGGGCAGGGTGCTCGTTTTCCTACGCTTACTGCGAGCGATTACTTCTACGCCACACTGGTAGACACATCGAATAACCTAGAGATTGTCAAGTGTACGGCTCGCAGTACTGATGTACTGACAGTTGTTCGTGGACAAGAGTCTACAACGGCTCGTGCGTATGTTGCTGGTGACCGCATTGAGATTCGCATTACAGCGCAGACTTTTGTTGATGCTGCTGGTGTTCAAGATGGGGACAAAGGCGATATTACTGCCTCTGGTAGTGGTACTGTTTGGACTATCGACAACAATGCAATCACTACTGCAAAGATAGCCAATAACAACGTCACTCGTGAAAAACTCGCTGGTGCAGGTGCGATTGTCCAAACGCAAGGTTATACAAGTGGGTATGGTGCTGGTGCAAGACTGTTTACCACTGCGTCTTCTTGGACTACAGTACCACTTGGTGGTACTAGCTACGACGGCCCAAGAGATATTATTACCCCCAACACTAGCGTATTCCGGTTTGAAAAACTTCGCAGTGATACACAACTTCGTATTCGTGTAGTTGGTTTCCCTTGGTACATGTCTGCGGGTACTTCTGGTTTTGGTCTTCATATTAAATACTATGCGGGGACTGGTTCAATCGGGTCAGGAGCTAACTATAACGTACTTGAAAAGGTATCAGAGGGTATAGCGCACGGATGGGGCTTTGGTGGTTACGGTGGCTATGCTGGTGTTGCGAACTATGCAATTGATACTGCCCATAGTAGTGCCCCATCATTTTTTACAGCCCGCACAGGAGCGCAGTATTTTTACTTTGAGATTTATTGCTGGACTGGTACTAACATATATTTTCTGGACTTCGACTCGTCATACCCTAAGTATGGTTCGTGGATTGTTGAGGAGTACATTGCATGAGAAATCCATCTATTGTTGATGCACTTAACCGACTACGCCCAAATGCTCAGTGGACATTTGCAGGCGACTTTACTTACGTTTGTTTAGAATGGAAAGATGCGAATAGTACTAAACCGACTGAAGTAGAAGTTGTTGCAGCTATGGCAGCAGTTGATGTCGAGTATGAGCGTAATGAATATCAGCGTTTAAGAGCACCTGAGTACCCTCCAATTGGAGACCAGTTAGACGCATTATGGAAAGGCGGCGATGCTGCCGCAGAAATGTTAGCGAGGGTACAGGCCGTTAAGGCTAAGTATCCTAAGGGGTAAATAATGGCACATTTTGCAAAAGTTGTTGATGGTTTGGTAACGCAAGTAATCGTTGCTGAACAAGAGTTTTTTGATACGTTCGTGGACTCTAGTCCCGGACAATGGATTCAGACAAGCTACAACACCCACGGTGGTGTTCATGCTAATGGCGGCACGCCTCTGCGTAAGAACTATGCAGGCATTGGGTATACCTACGACGCAGGTCGTGATGCGTTTATCCCGCCAAAGCCATACAGCAAGTGGGTCTTGAATGAGACTACCTGCTTGTGGGGTGCACCGACACAGATGCCTAACGACGGCAAACGCTATCGTTGGGATGACGACGCAGGTAACTGGGTAGAAGTACCTGACACTCAAGGACAGTAATCATGGGAATTAAAGTCACCAATAACGCTTTTGGCACATTGAACGCTAGTATCAATAATTCGGTAACGACTATTGTGCTAACTGCGGGTGAGGGTGCGCGTTTTCCTACATTAAGTGCTGGTGACTATTTCTATGCCACACTGATTGATACGTCAAACAATCTCGAGATTGTAAAAGTTACAGCCCGTTCAACTGACACTATGACTGTAGTGCGTGGTCAGGATAACACAACGGCTCGTGCGTACAGCACGAACGACAGGTTTGAGCTACGCCCAACGGCGGCTCTATTCACAGAGTTTGCTGACCGTGCTACCACTGGTAAAGCAATCGCAATGGCAATTGTCTTCGGAGGATAAATCATGGCAGCCCCAAACATCGTAAACGTAGTAACTATCACAGGTAAAACCGTTGGAGCAGCACTGACTACTTCAAGTGCTGACATCGTAACTAACTCCGCAGGTAGCGGTAAGGTTTTTAAGGTCAACGCAATTCTTGTAGCCAACGTAGATGGTTCAGCAAACGCTGATGCAACTGTCGGGTTTTATAACGCTGACAACACAACGACATATAAGATTGCACACACCATTACCGTTCCTTTTGATGCAACGCTCGATGTATTGAGTAAAGCCCTTTACCTAGAAGAAGGCGACAAGATTACAGCCTTGGCTTCGGCTTCAGGCGACCTTGAGATTATTGTGTCCTACGAGGAGATTTCGTAATGCCACATCCTTCTACATCTTCTGCGGACGGAATTTGGAAATTAAACGAAATCCGTAACGCACTACGCGGCGGCGCATGGCCGCTGCAATCCTATTCTGTTGAGCCACTTGTAATTGCAGGAGGAGGCGGCGGCGGCGGCTCTATTTCTTCGTCACTTGTTGGTAATGGTGGAGGTGGTGGAGCAGGAGGGGTGTTAAATACAACTACTACCGTTCTTGCTGGAACTGCTTACACAGTAACTGTTGGCGGCGGTGGTGCCGGGGCTGTTGCGAATTCGACTGAGGCTACTAACGGCTCTAATTCAGTTTTTAGTTCAAACACCGCCATAGGTGGCGGACGCGGTGGAACTTACGGCGGCACTGTAAATGGCGCTTCCGGTGGTTCTGGTGGCGGTTCTGGATATGCTGGGGTTGGCGGGAATGGCACCGCTGGACAGGGAAATAATGGTGGTAATCATGCCGGTGGCAGTGCATCACCCGGATACGGTGCTGGCGGTGGCGGCGGAGCAAGCGCGGCTGGCTCCATTGGTACGACTTCCAATGGAGGTAATGGAGGCTCGTCAACTAGCGCGTATTCAACATGGGCAAGCGCAACTTCAACAGGGGTATCAGGAAACTACGCTGGCGGTGGCGGTGGCGCTGGAACTGGGTACACTGGAACTTATCCCGGAGGTTCTGGCGGTGGCGGTGGAGCAACGGCAGGAACATCTACTGGAACTCCTAGTAGCGCACCCGCCAACACAGGGAGCGGCGGTGGCGGCGGCGGGGTTGACACCTCCACAGTGTCTGGAGGCGGCGGTGGCTCTGGAATCGTTATCATCCGTTACGCTGGGTCGCAAATAGCCACAGGCGGAACAGTTGTCACAACTGGTGGTTATACCTACCACACATTCACATCATCTGGGACATTTACAGCATGATAGACGGACGCAGACTTCCTCTTGTTATGTTTCCGAACGGCGCATTGATGCGCTGCGAAGCTGTACCTGAGGGCTGCGTTCTTGTAATTGAACCTGAAGAACCGCAAGAGAGTGATTTTCCTGCGGTAATCGACCAAACTCAAGCCGTTAAGGAGGCTAATCGTGGCAGCAACAACTCATGAACTAGAAGTACAACTAACCTCTCACGAGGCTGTTTGTGCTGAGCGTTATCAAACTTTTATCCAACGGGTTGACCGTTTGGAATCGCTAATCATTAAAATCGCTGGTGCTCTGATAGTCGGCATGGCGGGTCTTCTTGTGGCTATTATTTTAAAAGGAGTTTAATCATGATGAACAAGAAACCTGCTGTAAAAAAAGCTGCTGGTAAGCCTATGGGTTACGCTAAAGGCGGTATGACTTTCAAACCTTGTGCTGGTTGCCCTAACGCTGCAAAGTGTAAGGCAATGGGCAAGTGCATGAAAAAAGCAAAATAACCACTGCGGGGTTTTAAATTGAGCTATGTCAGACGAACTGGGGTTGTCGGTTGGTGCCAAGGGTATCAGCGAAGGGATAAAAACTGGTAGGGAAGCTGGTCGAGAGATTGGCAAGAACATTGAAGAAGTCCAGAAAGAAGCAGTTGACGTAGCAAGACAACAAGCGAACGCTAAGATTCGTGAGCGCAGAGAAGCAGAGTTTAGGAAAGAGCGGGCAATATTTAAAGCCCTTGATGAGTATCGACACCGAAAGAAAATTTCGGAGGAAGAATACAAATTAAGGGTAGAGTTTATAAAAAAGCACGGCACTAAAGAGTGGCAAAAGGTTTTAGATATTAAGACCGAGATTGAACGATTGGAAAAAGAAGACAAGAAGTACTTTGATGCAGAGTTATCAAAAGTTAAATGGGTGCAGTTTTGGTGCTTTATGGCAGCAGGCTGGATTGCTTATTTTATAGTTTGGGGAGGTAAAAAATAATGGAATTAAATGAAAAAACTGAAGTTACTATCCCCCTAAAGGTTCTTTTGTCTGTTGTCGGTTCGGTGGTTGTAGCAGCGTATTACGCATTTGCGACCCAAGCAAAAATTGTTACTCTTGAAAATCAAATAAATTTACAAAAGATTGCGTTTGAAGAATATCGCAAACAGCCAAGCCGAGGGCAATTAGAAGTTGCATTAATTAAAAAAGACCTAGATGCTATCAAAGAC